GCGCTGCGGGAACCGCCAACGCCAATGTGGTCGACCACTACGCTGGCCTCTAAGTGGCTGCAAACCTTCGAAACGCTCTCAGAGCCATGCTTGGAAAAGGGAAAAGAAGAGGTGTCTGAGTTCATGGCTGAAATACTCGCTGTAACGACTCCGCGCTGGCTTTCGCTGTGCGGACACTCAGGTACAGGCAAAACGATGCTGTCGCGCCTGCTGGGCACGTTTATGGCCAAGCGTGGTCAGTTCTACACCCACCGAACCAACGGGGCTCAGCTTGTGCGGCAATGGATGTATTGGGGTGAGGATGAGCTGGCTCGCAGTCTGCGCGATGGCAATCATGGCTTGGTGGACTCTGCGAGCACGACCTGGCTGCTGATTCTTGACGACATTGGTTTTTCCGCCGACCGCACCGGATTTATCACCAACGCGCTTGGCGAGATACTCAATCGGCGCGCCGGTAAGTGGACCTTTTTGACCTCGAATCTATTTGTCGAAGAATGGGCCAAGCGCGATCCGCGAATTGCTTCTCGGATGTTGCGCGATGGAAACCGTGTGGTGCGGTTTGATTGCCGCGATTTTGCCCTCAGACAGATCCGCAAAGCAGCATGAACCCCAAAAAATCCAAACCGAAAATCACCGCAGCCGCGATCACCTACGAGCAGGCAGCGGACGATTTATCAGACACCGAGGAAAACATGATCGAGCTGAAAACCCAGGACGCCGGCGGCGGCAAATACATCGTCATCAAAACCCACCGCTGGGCTCTCGACATCGACGAAATCGACGACTTCGCCGAGTCGCTGAAAAAAGTGGTGAGGATGGCCGAATCATGAAACCCGGCGAAACGATGACCTACCAAAACGACAACGCCGGCCACAAATTGCGAGTGCGGCTGCTCACCATCATGCCCGGCAGCATGTGGCTCGTTGAGCTGCTGAGCGACGGGAGCCGATTCCCGATGGGATCTCGCCTGACCGTGCATCAACGAGATTTGAATCGACCTGAGCCAGACGGGCGAAATCGATGATCATGAAAGCAGATCCGACCATAGCAGGAGACGCCGACCACCAAAGTGAGCGAGAAGGCAAAGAACTAAAATGTATGAAAGACAATGAAGGCATACGCGAGGAGGCAGGCCCTGCTTCGCTCCACTGTCTTGGTAGGCACGAACTCTATCTAGCCCAGATGAAATGGTGTGAGCGTGAAGAACCTTTGTGTGCCGGGACCAATAAGGCCAAGGTCCAACGTGAGGCGATACGGATAATAAAATCGGAACATGGAGTAGGACCAGTAAACCGTGGAGCGGCGATGTGTAGTGCTCCTATCACTGCCGCTGACATCGAAATCATTGTCATACCGTTAGTGCCTACCGCCAAAGTGAGCGACCCCGCGAAAGATCAAACGATATGAAGGAACTCGAAGAACAATCGCAAGCCGAAGACCGGGGTTTGCTCCACTGTCTTGGTAGGTGTGGACTCACAGTAGGCCAAGAGGTAATCGCATTCGACCCGCGTGACTACGTAGACGACATCGAAACCCCTAACTGCCACCGCCCCGCAACCATCGTAAAACTGTATCCCTGTGGTGAGCCATACCCACAGGAATGGCTGGCGGATCTAAGGTGGGATCATGATGGAAGAATAACAGGCCGGCATTTTGCTTGGGGAATCAAGACCAGACGAACTTTGAAGTGAGACGACGGGGCGAGTCACCGAACACATGAAAACGAAACAGATCCGAGCACATGGCTGCATCCCCGGTTGCGGTCCACTGGCTTGGTAGGCAACGAAAACTAATGGATATGGGAACCGATAACGAAAATACAGCGGACAGCGATCGCCCAGCAGTTCCTAGTTCCGAAATATGGGAAGTGCAGGTGAAGGGGGAAAAATTATCAAAATCTTGGGAAATCTCTGTAGTTAGAATAGACAATGAGCACGGCCATGCATCTTGGGGGTGGTTCGGTGAAACGAAACTTCTGGTCAGCCACAGCGGCGGTCCGTGTAGGTGGCCGATTGTGGGTTTCGTCTGGGATGAACAAATAAGGATTGCGCACGAACTATGTGCCAAACTCAACAGCGGTGATATTTCTCTGCCTACCACCGAAGTGAACCACGGCGCAAAGAACCAATGAACACGACAAACAAAGACGAACCCACCCAAGCCGGCAGCATATTTTTTTGGTATGCTCTCAAACCTCTCACATGGGAAGCGGCCGCAGACGAATTCATGGAATCCCATAGAGCGAGAGTCCCCATGGGCATCTATCGAGTGGAGCGGTATCGCGACGACATAGACGAACGGTGGCAGAACTGGAAATACTCCTACTGCTTCGATGAATACTACGACGAGTATGAAGGTCCAGCCGACTCACTTGAAGAGGGTAAGAAGCAAGCATGGGAAGATTGGCAGAAAAGAATCCTGCCCGCTCTCGAACGTGTGGATCATACCACCGAAGTGAGCCAGAGCGGCGAACGTGAGAAAGAGAATCTATGAGCGAAGAATCAGACAACAACCCAACGCCCGCGATTGACTCCACTGGCTTGGTAGGTGCGGACAAAAATATGAAACTGAAAGATAAAACACTAATCGAATGGCTGGTGGTGGGTGCCATCGCCGCAATATTACTATCTGTGCCCGGTAGCTGGGTCGTCAAGTCCCACATGGAAGCGAGGGCATATAACCGGCTCACCGGGGCAGATGCAACAACATGGGAGGCGATGTGGGTAGAGCTGCGCGTGGCAGGAAAACCGGGGCAGGACTAAAGACACCTACCACCAAAGTGACCCGCCGGGGCGAGTCACCGAACACATGACAACGAAACAGACCCAAGCACATGGCTGCATCCCCGGTTGCGGTCCACTGGTTTGGTAGATACGAAAATGGAAATGCTAATATGGTTCTCAATCTTGGTGCATGGGCTTGCGCTGAGCCGAATAGTTGGACTGAAGGCCCTCAATAAACTATATGTAGATGACCGCCACTGGTGGAAGGATCGATACGAAAAGGAAAAGGTCGAAAGCACGAAGCATTTCGACTGGTATATAGAGGCACTAGGAAGCCGGAAAGGATCTACCACCGAAGTGAGCCGCCGGGCGAACGGAGAACAATCATGAAAGACACAACGAACAACGCAAACCCGCCAACCCCGGTTGGCTCCACTGCTTTGGTAGCTGTCAAACGATATTCATATGCCGTTTGGACTGGAGGGATATGCGGGGCCGCTGGATGGCAATTCTGGACGTGGCAATTCTGGGCAGCGACTCTGCCTATGATTGCGCTGGTATGGTGGACGGAGAGGGAACAATGAAATATCCAAAATGGGTGGTTGGATTCTGGTCCAATAGTTCAGAGAGCGGATCATGCAACAGTTGCCAAACCAGAGACGACCATCGGGTCATTGTGATAGAAACCAGAATGCTCACGATGAGATTATGTCCCGAGTGCGCGGATATGCTACGTGGGATAATCAAGAACATGACTGAATCACCCAAACAGTCAAAGACAGCTACCACCCAGCTGAGCCAGAGAGGCGAATCATGAAAACGCAATCAACATCCATCTGGTCCCGCGCAAAGAGCATCTTACTCGGTTGGCTCCACTGCTTTGGTCGGCGTCGAAGCTCCCGTGAAATAGATCGCGCTGTGCGTGACTCGGGGCGGCGCATGGCCAACCTGACCCAGGCAGAACGTAAACAGCTATGGAATGAGGGCATGGATATCATCTATCCGAATGGGTGGTGGGTGTGCGCGTGCGGTGACAGGGTCGGCTATCAGGCGGCCAAAGGAAAGCCATGCCAGATGTGTAAGCGGAGCGAGACGCCGACCACCAAAAGTGAGCCGGCGAAAACTCAATGACAAACAATCCTCAACCGAACACGAGCAGAGAGCGGCCTACCGGCTTGGCTCCACTGACATGTTAGACGCCCTCGGCAAACTAACCCGCCGATGGCGTCTAACGTCGAAGTGAACCACGGGACGAATAAGACGCGATGAATGAAGCACCAGATAATCACGGAACCGGGTGGAATACCCAAGACGTAACAAGCACAACCGCCCCACGCATGGATGGCGAAAGCACTGACCGAACAAGCGGCCCCCTCCCGTTGGCTCCACTGACTTGTTCGGCACCAATAGCGGTCGAAATACGGAAAGCAATAGACTCGATAAACCGTCATATCGACTACATCGATGTGCAACGGGGTGGATACTCGGACGACGTTAAACAGAAGGCATATAAAGACCGATCCAAGCTAGTGGACGCACTGATAGCTATGGTGCCGAACACCGAAGTGTGCCAGAGCGGCGAACCCGCCACTGATGACAATCTCCCAATGGAGTAAAATGAAACCTGACGCCCGCGATTGGCTCCACTGTTTTGGTAGCCGTCGGCGCGTCGAAACTGAAAGATGAACATGGACGAAAAGACACTACATAACAGTGACGTAAGCGGGGCACGTAAGAATGTGCCAGACATCAACGTGGTCGGGAACGGCGACACCTTCCGACTGCTGTGCAAGGCCAGCTCCCAAGCCCAAGGCTGGATGAAATCAACGAAGGCGATGGAAGTGCCGCACGGCTGCGTCGTCCAAGTGACGACGCAGCAGAAGAACATCGATGGCACCTACTCGCTGGCTGAGGCACTGACCTTCGTGCCGGGTGTGAAAATCGCGGACGATGAGAACAACGGGCGCAAGCTCATCGCAGTCTGAACTGGAACGCCGTCTCTCGGACAACCGGGAGGCGTCTACCACCAAGAGTGAGCCACCACGCGAAACCGAAGGAGACTGAATCTATGAATGAGAATGAACAAAAGCCGACTGCCGTGGTTGACTCCACTCGCTTGGTAGACGCCAACGATGTCCAATGGATAGTGAATGATCTGGGAGAACTGGGAGTGGAAATCCACGGGAAATGCTTCTTCCTCTACAAGGGGAGATCACTGGAATATTCCGAAGATCCGACCCATGACGATGGAAGTCCGATGCTCTACCGCCGAGTCGGTAAGCGTGAATTTGGGGAGACCCAATGGCCTGCAAAATGGCTGGAAGCGGGGAGGTGTGAAGATCGGTATGATGTCGAACTGGCATACCATCCGGGACTGAGTGATGGACCACCAAACAACCCCGTCTACCATTGGCGTCCGATACCGCAAGCGTCTACCACCCAGCTGAGCCAGAGAGGCGAAAACCATGAGTGAACAAACTGAAACCGAACCCACGCAAAAGGCGGCATCCTCGATTGGCTCCGGCGTCTTGGTAGCCCCATTCGACGCTGATGGCATACTCTGCGTGCAAGATGGAAAAATCACGTCTTGCCCAGACCCGGAAAGAGACTGGACTGAATACCATCTCGAACACATGCACAGCGATGTGTGGCGCATCGAGCGTAGTGATGCCGCCGAACTCTGCTCATTCGTGTATCAGGGCCGCATCCCCGACCGCGCTTTCTTCGCGGCGGTGATGACCAATCAAGAGACGCCGCTGCCGGACGGTTGGGCTACCACCAAAGTGACCCATAGCAGCGAATGACCCAGATGCTCCTAATTGACTCCGAGCCCGCGCAGCAAGCGGCCCCTGCTATTGGGTCCACTGATTTGGTAGGTCGGGCACTGGTGGCCTGTGAATACTCGGGCGTGGTGAGGGATGCGCTGGTAGCAAAGGGGTGGGACGCCTGGTCGTGTGATATATTGGAAACCGAGCAACCAGGCAACCACTACGCAGGAGATGTGCGCGACATGCTGACTGAGCCGTGGGACCTGCTGATAGGGCACCCTCCATGCACGTATCTTTCAAACTCCGGGGTGCGATGGCTGCACACCGATCCATCCCGATGGGTGAAAATGTATGATGGCGCTGAACTCTTCTGCGATCTCCTGAATGCACCCGTGCGTCATGTCGCAATCGAGAATCCGGTGATGCACAAATACGCCAAACGGCTGATCGGCGTGAAGCAATCGCAGACAATACAGCCATGGCAGTATGGACACGGCGAAACCAAGGCTACCTGCCTCTGGCTCAAGAATCTGCCGAATCTGCAACCGTCAAACATCGTGGAAGGCCGCGAGCAAAGAATCTGGAAAATGCCGCCGGGAGAGAACCGGCAAAAGGAACGGTCACGAACATACGCCGGGATAGCGGAAGCCATCGCGGACCAATGGACGACCTACTATCAACAGAGACCTACCGCCAACGTGAGCCATCGGATGGAAACCGAACAATGACAACCCAAGAAGTAATCGAAGCCTCCAAGGAGGCAGAGCAGCGAGCGGCCAATCCGATTGGCTCCACGGATTTGGTAGGTGTCAGAATAAATGTGAAATAAACGAAGATATGCTTGCTTAACATGTTAAGCATGGTATTGTGTTACCACAATGAAGAACGCAATCGAAACCTTCACTAACTCGGAAACCGGAATTTCCGCTTTTGTCCACGCATCTACCGATGTCGGATACAACGTCACTGTGCGCGACGATGACTCCGGGGAATTCTTCCCTGTTGCATACGTAAAGCTCCCCTTGTCTTCCGCCATCTCCAAGGCTAAGGAGGTGTTGGACTAATGGTGTTTGAAATCGACTACTGTAATTGCGGGGTGGAAATCCCTTGGACTGTGGACCTATGCAACGAATGTGCTAAAGAAATGTTCGATCCAGACGGCATAGGAGATCCTATCTACGACCAAGAAACTAAATGCGGATGCGAAGACTACCCGTGTTGCGGATGCGAATGAACTGCCCGCACTGCAACCGCGAACTGAGCCCCAAGGAAATCAAAAGCCTCTGGGGCCAGCTCAACAAATCGAGGCAAGGGAAAGTCTCCCCGGCGAAGGCAAAGGCGCGAGCTCAGAAGGCGGCAGCCGCACGGTGGGCGGGTCACAAAAAGCGGGATTCTGAATGACACCTACCACCACGGTGAGCCAGACGGCGCAAACCTGAGACTATGAAGACAGAACCGAACACAGCAGAGAGCGGCATCCCGGCTTGGCTCCACCATTTTGGTAGGTGTATGGCGTGGCCGAATACGGAAGCCCGGCCAAACATGGCTCCGTGGTGGCAAATCATTTGGAACGTGGCGTGGGGTGTGCCAGCAATGGGCTTTCTGTTCATCTACTGCGCTCTGATCGCAGTGAGGTATATGAGCATACAGGAGGGCGTGTCCACATGGAGGATGGCATCATAACAAATACACCTGCCCCCGAAGTGATCCATGGACTTGGCAGGCGTAAACCGTGGCCATCTGTCAGTGACTATGATGGCGAGACTCATCAACTGGTGCATCTAGTTGAAGCCGCTTGGCAATTCCAATGGCCGGGGTGGCCGTGGGTATCGAAGATGCTGAACCGAGAGTATGGAAACCACAGGTCGCCAAGGGCGTGTCGGGCCAAGTATGAACGAATACTAAAGACACCTACCAACTAAGTATTGGTCCGCTAGGAGGTATATCAATTGCGAGCACATGCATGGATCATCAATGGTATCACTGCTATCTGTGGATTCGGTGGTGATATGGGATCGCGAAATGCCTCCAGGCGGATGAACTGAGATATGCCGAACATGACGGAGGCGGAATTCCTGGCCTATGAGTCGAGGCGGCGGCCAGATGCGCGCGGCGGTGGGGGAGTGCGACCAGGCGCGGAGCATGAGCTGCACCAGTCGATTTTGGCGGAGTGCCGGCGGCGCGGGTGGATCGCGCTACACTCGGCCATGAATCGGCGCACGCATCGGAATTCCGGGGAACCGGATTTTATCATCCTCGCTGATGGCGGTCGCGTGATGCATGTGGAGTGCAAGACGCGCACCGGGAAGCTAAGCGTCTCGCAGCAGGGGATGCGCGCGCATTACCGCAAGCTGGGGCATGATTACCGGGTGGTTCGGGATTTCGGTGAGTTCATCGAGGCGATTAAAAAAGACTATGGGTAAAGAAAAAAAATCTACCAGCGCCGAAGGCGAGTTGATCATATGGGAGGAGGAGGGCGGAAATTGCAGTCCGTATATCGGGGTGCGGCCTACCGGAAACGATGAATTGTCGATCGAGGATCTCATTGAAAAGCTGATTCCGGGAATTGAAATGGGAGCCGGCAGGAAGGGCGTGAATGTCCGCGTGACGTTCGAGATTATCGACTGATCGATTTCGTTGCGGGGGATCCGCATAATGAGTGCAGGCGAAACCTGCCAGCCTGTCAATTTCCACAAAAATTGTGGAAATGGCGCATCAAGTCCCCACATCCGAGCCGGACACGATCACGGCCGGCGATCTCATTACCTGGAAGATTTCTCATGGCGATTACCCGGCCGGCGATGGCTGGGCGCTGTCCTATGCCCTCACGAGCGCGACTGCGCTGATCTCGATCACGAGTTCGGCCAGTGGTGATGATCATCTGATTTCCGTCGCGGCGGCGACCTCGGCGGCTTGGGTGGCCGGCACCTACGCGATCCAGGGATACGCCACCAACGGCAGCGCGCGGCATCTGGTCTACAAGGGGGATATCAAGATTTTGCCCGATCTGGCTGCGGCCAGCGGTGGGTTGGACAACCGGAGCCACGTCAAAAAAACGCTCGATCTGCTGGAGGCCGCCATGGAATCGCTCGCCACCGGCACGATGACCAGCACGAGCATCCTGGGCACGACCTACACCCGGAAAAACATGGTGTCCGAACTCATCCCGGCGATTGAGAAATACAAGGTTTTTTACCGCCAGGAGCAGGACGCCGAACGGATCCAGCAAGGGAAATCGCCGCGCGGCGTTCATCGTATTCACTTCATGCAGACCCGCTAAACCATGGGACTTTTTTCCAGCATCGCCGGCTATTTTGGCTACTCCAAATCTGCGGCCCAGCCGCGCCGATCAAACGCGCAGTCCGAATTCGCCTTGCGCTACGCAGCCGCGCGCAAGGATAGATTGACGGCGGATTTTCTCACGTCCTCCACTTCGGCGGACGCGGAATCACGGCAGGCGATCCAGACTCTGCGAGACAGCGCGCGGGCGCTGGAACGCGACGATCCGCTTACCCTGAACTGGCTGCGGCTCAGCCGTAACAACGTGCTCGGCTCCATGGGGCTGAAGCTGGACGCCAAAGTCCGAGAGCCGGACCGCATCGGCCCCAAGGCCACCTTGATTCCCGGCGAACCGGATGAGCTGGCCAACAAGGCGATCGAGCTGGCGTGGAAAGAATGGGGAAAATCCCGCTACCTGCCCGGCCAAGGAAAGGCGTCGTACGCCTCGCTTTCTGGACGGCTCACCTGGCGGCGCTTGTGCCAGCTCGCCTTGCGCAGTGCCAAGCGGGATGGAGAGTGTTTCGGGTTGATCCATGCGCCGAAGGATAACCCGTATGGCTTTGCGATCGAGTTGCGGGAGGCCGACCACCTGGACATCAATCACAACGGGAATCTGGAAAACGGGAACCATGTGCGGATGGGGGTCGAATACGACTCGCTCGGCCGCGTGGTGGCCTACCACCTTTTTCGCCATCATCCCGGCGACCGCTGGCACATGAGTGCGGCGGATACGATGTCCCGCGACCGCTGGCCGGCGGATCGGGTGATCCATCTGTTTGCGCCCAAGCGGATTTCTCAAAGCCGTGGCGTGCCGGACAATCACGCGGCGATGTTGGACGCCAAAATGCTGGACGGCTACAACGAGGCCGCCTTGATCGCCGCACGGGCGGGGGCCTGCCAGGGTGGTTTTTTCGAGAAGCAAGTGCCGGATGGGTTGGAACTGCCGGAGGACGCGCAAGGCGTCGGTGTGTATGAGGTGGAGCCCGGCGAATGGCGCGAGCTGCCGATGGGCGTCAAAGCCGTCAGCAATAATCCGAACTATCCGCACAGCAACTTTGGCGATTTCACCAAGGCGATTGTGCGCCGCATTTCCGGCGCGCTCGGGATCAGTTATTTCAGCCTCGCGAGCGATCTGGAGAGCGTGAACTTTTCGAGCGCCCGCGCGGGCGTGTTGGAGGATCGCGAAGAATACATGAACGATCAGGAGTGGTTTATCGAAGAATGGGCCAACCCGATTTTTGAGGCGTGGCTGCGCATGGCGCTGATGGCGTCCATGGTGAAAATGCCGAACGGCTCCGCGCTCCCTTTCACGCGCCTAAAGAAATTCAATCGTTACCAATTCACCGGCCGCCGCTGGGGCTGGGTGGATCCGCTGAAGGATGCCAATGCGATCGAGAAGTTGATGCAGCTCCGGCTCACCAGCCGCCGCCGCGAAGCTGCCAAGCAGGGCGTGGACGCCACCGAAGTGGCCGCCGAGATCGCCGCCGATGTCGCCATGGACGAGAAGCACGGGCTGCCGCCCGTGAAAATATCGGACGCGCCGCCACCTGATCCCGATGCGGATGATGACGCCCGACCGGCGAAAGGCGGCAAGCCCAAGTGATTCCCGGAATCAACGGAGCGGTTATGTGCAGCCTGTCAATTTCCGGATAATTGTGATGACGCGAGACGCGGAAATCATAAATGCGATCCGTGGTAGCGATGAGCCGTTGCGTCGTGAGTTCGCCCTGGTGTCGCGCGGTGTAATTGATCGCGAGTCCCGCACGGCGGAATTCAGCCTCTCCAGCGAGACGCAGGTTGAACGCTATTTCGGGATCGAAGTATTGGACCACAGTCCAAGCTCTATCCGGCTCGATCGATTCCAAGGCGGTGCCGCGTGGTTGGTCAACCACGACACCAATGATCAGGTCGGCCGAATCGTCCAATCAGAGGTCAAAGCAAAAAGACTGAGAGTAACAGTGAAGTTCAGTCGCTCGCCCCGAGGGGAAGAGATTTTCCAAGACATCGAGGATGAAATCCGCGTTCTGGTCAGCGTCGGGTATCGGATCCACGAGGTGAAAGCAACGAAGCAAAAGGGCGGGGTGGAACTTGTCCGCGTTGTTGATTGGGAGCCATACGAAGGCAGCACGGTGGCAATTCCTGCGGACGCATCCGTGGGTTTTGGACGCTCGCTGCAAAACCAAAACGCCATTGATTTGGCCCGACAAAAAGCAAATTCAATCAATCAAGCAATATGCCAGAAGACAATCCGAATGGCCTTGCCGCCCCATCTGCAAGTGGTGCGCCTGCGCCGGTAATCGAAGTCATTGACAATCGCCAGGCCCCGCCCGTTGACGAGGCGCAAATCCGCCGTGAGGCGGGACAGGCTGAAGCCGGCCGCGTGTCGGAAATCCTCGCCATCGCGGATGGTGTCCGGGAACAGGTGGATCTGTCCACCGAAGCCCGCACCGCGATCGCCAATCCGGAGCAATCCGCCGCCGCGTTCCAGAAGATCGCCTTTGAGCGACTGAAGGAAACCAACAGCCAACGCCTCGAATCCACCGAGATCGGCATGAGCGATAATGAGGTGAAGCAATACAACATTGCTCGCGCCATCCAATCGCTCGCCAGTGGTGGCAAGGTCGAAGGCTTCGAACGCGAAGTCAGTGATCAGATGGCCAAGGTAGTAGGCCGCAGTGCGCAGGGATTTTACATCCCGCAGGATTTCCTGAACCGTGGCGCATTCAACACCCGAACCCAGGTCGCCGGCACGGCGAACGTGGGCGGCAATCTCGTTTCCACCAATCTGTTGGTCGGCAACTTCATCGAGCTGCTTCGCAACCGCACGGTTGTCCGCCGCTTGGGTGCCACCGTGTTGAGCGGGCTCACTGGCAACGTCTCGATCCCGCGCCAGTTGACCGCCAGCACGGCGAACGCCCGTGGCGAGACTGAGGCTGCCACCAAATCGAGCATCACCTACGAGCAGGTCAATGCGAATCCGCACTCGGTGAGTGTCTACACGGAGTATTCAAAGCGGCTGATTGCGCAGAGCGCACTCGCTACCGCTGGATTTTTCGAGGATGACATGACCAAGCAACTCGCCATCAAGCAGGATCTTTTCTGCCTGAACGGATCCGGATCGGGCGATGAGCCATTGGGCATCATGAACACCACCGGCGTGAACTCCGTGACCTTCGGGGGCGCGGCCACCTTCGGCAAGATGGTGGACATGGAAACCGCGATCGACGACGACAACGCGCTGATGGGTGCAATGGCTTATGTCACCACCCCGACCGCGAAGGGCAAGCTCAAGCAGAAGCTGGTGGCCAGCTCCGCCGGCTCCGACTTCGTGTGGACCACGATGCGCGGCGATGCCAATCAGGACGGCGAAGTGAACGGCTACCGGGCTGCCTGCACCAAGCAGGTTCCCGGCAACAAGGCAATCTTCGGCAACTGGGCCGACTCTGTGATCCTCGAATGGGCCGGCCTGGACGTGACGATTGACCTCGTTACCAAGGCGGAACAGAACGTCGCCCGCATCATCATGATGCAGGATCAGGACCACATCGTCCGCCGCCCGCAGAGCTTCTGCGTGTCGAGCGATACCGCCGCCGCCTGATCACCCTGAACCGAAAGGAATACCGAATCATGGACAATAATATCGGAGACAAAACCTCACATGCCGAGCTGCTGCCCGGTGTGCGCGTTACGGCAAGCGGCAACGGCACTGGCGTTGATATTCAGGACTACGTGGGCCGGGCCAAGGTCCTGCTGCTCAGCTCGGCTGGCGGTGGCACCTCGCCCACGCTCGACGTGAAGTTGCAGGACTCGCCGGACAACTCCACGTGGACGGATATCAGCGGGGCCACCTTTACCCAGGTGACTGATGCGGCTGATTCCGATCAGGCTTACAGCCTCGATGTGGATGGCGCAGAACGCTACGTCCGCGCCGTGAAAACCGTGACTGGCACCTCGCCCACCTTCGACTGCGCCTGCGCGCTGGTCGGATGCAAGCGGGTGAGCTGATCAATCAAAAGGCGGGTGGCGTAAAAACCACCCGCCGCTTTTTGAATCATGAGAATCAAAATCACTCGCAGTACTTTTGTGAAAGGCACCCACGTGGAAGCCGGCGACACGGCCGACGTGGATCCGGATACCGCCAATCAACTTTTGTCGATGGGTAAAGCGATCGCTCAGCCCGAGCCTGAAGCCGAGCCTGAAGCCGAGCCTGCAGCCGAGCCTGAAGCCGAAGTTGCGCCGAAGCAAAAGCGCGGGCGATCCAAAAAAGATTAACCGCTCCATTGGTCATGCGGGTGCTGGTGGGTCGGTGCATTTCCTGCCGGCACCCGTTTTATTTTTATGTCAGACGCCACTGAACTCGCCGCCGCCTTCGCGGAGATCGTCGCCGAATCTCCGGTGACGGTCACCGACCAGCGCGGGTTTGGATTCACGGGCCGCAAGGGCTACGGCATTTCCACCGAGCAGGACATGCAGGAGGTGGGGCATCTGATCGATTCGGAGATCGAGCTGTTTGTGCCGGTGGCAAATCTGCCGACCACCCGACCGGCGAAGCGCGAACGGCTCACGGTGGAGTCGCGCGTATATCGCGTGACGGAGATCGAGCAGGGCGCGGGCGCCTGGTTGATTCGTGGCCAGTTTGCGAATGAGGCGGCACTGCCATTTTTGCTGTTGCCGAATGGGGAGCAGCTACTAACGCCAGGTGGTAAGGCGCTTTTGATCGGATAGTAATTTTCAACCACGGAAGACACGGAAGGAACGGAAAAGAATGCCTGAAGAGATTACGGATCAAACCGTTGTTACCTCGCTCGCCGATACGGACTACCTCATCGCCATTGACAGGTCCGACACAACGCAGGGCGCAGACGGCTCGATGGCGTTGATCGAAAAACAAAACGTCGTCACAGGGATTTTGTTTTCCTCCGCCATCTCGGGACTAGGGTCGGAGACGGGGGCGGTGGCGGACGGAGATACGCTGAACGAGGCACTGGCCAAGATCAACGACCGGCTGCCCTTGGCCGGCGGCACGCTCAGCGGGGATCTGTTGTCTTCCGCATCTGTCGGCATCGGGGTAGCCGCTGCGGATGCATCGGTGGGGCTGGATGTTGGCAGTCGGGCATGGATCTGTGGCCGTGATGTGACGGGCGTGCTGACGAATTATCTGCTCTGCATCGGTACGAATCACTCATCCAACTATGACGTGTCCACGGCGGTGGATTATGGCGGCATCTGCTCCAAACCATCTTTCCAGATGAGTGCGAATGTGTCCGCGCTCTACGGCACGACGATCAAACCCACGGTGATGGGTGACGGCACCTTGCGCACAGTAACGTCCGCCACTGGTCTGCTGGTTGAGGATTGGACCGTGGGCGACAACGCCGCCGTGAATACATCCTACGGTGTGCAGGTCCACGCTCGCACTTCCGGGACCAACAAATACGGCGTGCAGATTCTGGGGCCCACCGGCAACACCAGCGGCACCAATACCGCGCTGCACATCACTGCGCCCGCCAACGGCGGCAGCGGCTCTGCCTACGCTGTAAATGTGGCCGGCGGCATTTGCCGGATCGATGGCAATATCGGCATGAATGTGGATCCCACCCACAAGCTCGACATCGCGGTTAATCTGGTCGCAGAAGGTGCCAGGGTGGGCAAGGCGTTTGTCGGAAACTGGAATGGCTCAGCAGATTACGCGGTCTTTTGTCACAAGGACAATTACAACGTAACCAACGAATACGGCATTCTCCAGGATTCTGCCGGCGCGACGTTTTTGAACAGTGCCAGCGGGCAGGACTTGCGATTTTCGATCGGCGGCACGGGCAAAATGTATCTGCGATCGACGGGTGAATTTGAGGTGGACGGCAATGTGAAATTTGATGGTCTGCCCACTTCGGATCCGGCGGTAGCGGGCCGGCTGTGGAGCGATTCCGGCACTGTCAAAGTATCCGCCGGCTGATTTTTTTTATGAATGCACACGAGATATTGGGGCGGCTGCTGAATGATCCGCGCGTAAAAGTGACGCTCTCAATCGATGAGCTGATAAGCTGCGGTGAGGCGTTGCGGGCGCTCCAGGCAGATCTGAAAGCCAAGCTCGACAAGATCGACGCGCAGGAAAAAAAGATCCAGGAACTGGAAGATCGGGTGAAAGCTTTGGAAGCGTGATTTTGAATGTGGGACATGGCGCAATTGATATCAGCGTTTCTGGGAGGAATGGGCGCTGTGCTCGGTGGTCTGGGATTGTACCGCCGGAGGATGGCTGCCACCGCTTCGGATCGGTTCGAAAAGGTCAACCAGGCGTATCAGCAATTGGCGAAGCTGCACGCGGAAAATGCGGAGATCGAACACCGCAAACGATTGGACGCAGAGGCGCAATTGGAAAAACTGAAGTATGAAAATCCTGATCGTTGAAGACTCCAAGGTATGGACCGAAATCCTAACCAGCGCCCTCGACACCATGGAAGACGCGGAGTTGGAAACAGCCGCCACCTTCGAAAACGCCGCCGCCTGTCTCGCTCGCCACAGTCCCGACTGCATCGTTCTGGATCTCAACCTGCCCGACAGTCCACCCGCCCGCACCTACTCGGATATGATGCGTATCTACGGGGGGCCGGTGGTTGTCGTGACGGGTGAGGAAAACCATCCCGTACATCCCTATGTGCTCAGCAAAAACTTCTCCGCCACTCCGGATATAATCCGCGCGAGTGTTAACGCTGCCGTTGAGGAGAGCAACACCCGCCGACTGCTCCGCCGACTCCACCCGCGCGCCATGTTTTCCAAATCGATCGAGGACGGCACGCGCGTGATGACGGTGGGGATGGCCGCAGTCGCCAGTTGATCGGCCACCGCCATGAGTGCGCCCGCCACGGTAGACCTGAGAGGCTTCAACCGCCAACTGGCGCGACTCGCCGCACTGAGCGGGAAGCCGGCGAATGAGATCGCCAAAGAGGAGGCGATGCGGTTTTGCCGGCAGCTGATCAAGTTCACACCGCCTGCCGTCAACAAGGCCACCGCCGCCGGGCTCAAGGCATCGAATCCCGGATTCAAAAACGCGACCGTGAAGCGGATCGCAAGCCGCGCCATACTGGCGGATCTGCGCAAAGCGGTGACGCCGATTTCCCTGGATCCCAAGCACCCGATGCTAAAGGCCGCGATCGAAAAAAACGACCTGAAGCTGCTGCAAAAATTCCTCGATCTCCCGGCCGGCAAGGTCTTCGGGCATACCGCCGTTGGCAACATTCCCGCCGCCCACCGATCCGCCCGCAATCGACGGGGCCGGGTGCCTCGAGCCACGGGTTTGGTGTCGATGGATACCAAGCAGTGGCAGCGCCATTACAAGGCCATGCAGGCCAGGATTGGATACATGAAATCCGGCTGGCTGAAATCATGGAACGCGCTCCGCTCAACAAAAGGCTGGCGCGCCGCGCCAAAGATGATCAGCCGCCACGCGGGCTACGCCAAAGGTTCCGGCAGCGTGATCCTCCGGCGGCACGGTATCGAAATCCAAATGAGGAACAGCACCAAAGGTATCGGCGTGCTGGCCAATGCGGTAAACGGGGCCGTGAGCGTCCGCACGAAGACCATGGCGCGCCGGGTGAAATATTTGATTAAGCATGGGGCAAGGGGAAGGTGACAAGGGGACAAGGTGACAAGGTGATGCTCGCGCAGGACCGACCGCAATCAGTGATGCGCCATATCCCATCTCCCAGCCTGTCAATTTCGGGAATATTTTTATGAAGTATTTCACCGCGATGATCTCCGGGTTGCTCCTTTGCGGGTGCCGGACGAATCACGTGGTGGCCACGGAGAGCAAGACGCTGGCCCCGAAGGTCCACCAGGGTAAGCGCCATATCTGGATCAAACCACGTAACGAAACTCCGTCGAGTTCCGCTCACCTCTCGCTGCGATCATGGTAGGATTCGAACTGGCAAATCTCGCTGGCACGGCTGCGCTCGGGGCGTTTATGACTCTCAAGGCCAACCAGCAGGAGCATCAACGCACGATGGACGAGCTGCGCATCGTGGCCGAGGAAAAGCGGGCGGCGATGTGGGACAAGGCGCGCAAGGTGGACTCAAATCCATGGGTAAGCCTGATGCGCTGGATGGTGGTGGCCGCGTTCATTTCCGTGCATGTATTCACAATCGTCGCGCCGGCGTTCATGGATGTCACGGTGACGTTTTTCTACTACGAGCAATCCGCCGGATTCTTCCCCTGGCAGATCTCACAGGATGAGCTGCACAGCTTCACCGTCGGCTCGGGGCGCAACCCGATCATGATCACTCCACTTAATTACTCCGTGCTGATGAGCGTCACCGGCTTCCTGTTTGGTCACGTCACCGCAAAGCGATGAGCTGCCGTGGTAAATTCATGGGAGAGTTGTACGTTCGGACGCTGGACGGGTTCCGGGTGCAACTCACGCAGCCGCTCACGTTTTGTTATTGGCACCATCAGCCCATCGCGAAGTGGCTCATTGTTCCGCGCGGATTCAGGAGCGACTTCGCCAGCGTCCCGCGCTTTCTTTGGCCATTGTTCCCGCCGCATGGCCGGGTCAAAAAAGCGGCGATCCTGCACGACTGGGCATATGCGCAATCGGACATTCCGCGCGCCTATGCCGATCGCCTGTTTCGCGAAGCGATGCGGGCGGACGGCGTGCCGTGGATTCAGCGCCGCATGATGTATCTGGCCGTAAGGATATTCGGCGGATCATTTCGAAAATCACCCACCATTAAACCGCCCCATGCCCGCCCCTGACTTACCGACTCTCTACGATTTCGAGGACACTCTCGTAGCGGCATTCCAAACCTATCTGACAACGGAGGATATAGGAGCCACGCCGCAGATTGCACGCAGTATTGACGTGCAGTCGGCTCCGGCTGTCCTGCTCCGCGTGGAGCATGGCGGCGCAGCGCAAGGATTCGAAAACGCCCAGAAGCTGTTCACGACGGACGGCAATTTCAGCAAGGACAGATTTTTCGAGGGGAGATTGATCGCGACGATCCGCACGAATCGCCAGGCGGATGCCGCCGATGACGATCACCGGCTGATCCGTAAAAAACTTCGCGCCTCTCTGTATGACTGCCTTAAGTCAACGGCCGGCATCAATGCGCAGCTCTCATACCACAGCATCCGGGGCATCTACGAGGAGTCCACCGAATACCCGATCAGCGAGGATGAGGGCTTTGACGATACGGATATCAACTGGTCGCTGATCTACTGCATCCAGGACTCGGCGTGGCCGTGAGAGGAGTTGAGCGGGGAGTGAGTTATTTCCCGGCGCGGATTGAATGCGTCCAGTCCTCCTCTCGCCTCCCCCCCAGCCTGTCAATTTCCCGCTGATTTATGCGCGACGAACCGCGTTTAGATCATGGCACTGAATCACGACGACACTGGATCCCTCGGGGTAGGGATAGGGGCAATCACCATCACGGGAGACTCTTATCTCGTAGAGGAATTTACCCCGGACGAGCCCTCGAATACGGTGCCCATCCTTGATCAGGATGGTAACGCCACGGGATCATTTGGCACGTCCGGACTCAAGACGGCGACGGCAACCCTGCAAAAGCCCAGCACGGAGTCAACCACGCTGGCCAAAGGTGCCGAGACCTCCTCCTACGAAGGCGAGACCTGGATCGTGACATCCGTCAACAAGCCCAAGAAGTTGGCCGAGCAGCACAAATACAGTGTGACGCTCGTCAAAAAATACAACTGATCATGGCGGCCAAACCCAAATCTGACACGGTGCGACATGCGACCTACGGAGAGGTCTGCATCATGGCGGACAGGGAAGCGCCCAAGGGTAAGGCGTGGGCCAAATGCCCGGACGGCCAGACCCGTTTGTTGTCACTCGATTTGACGGATCAATGATGTGGATCTTGCAGCGGAATTTCAGCGCCGGTTCATCCCGATCCTCAACGCGGAGCGTGAGCGCCGCGAGGACGCATTTTTAGACGCGCCATTAGAAATCGCCGGCGTCGATATTGTCCCATTTACACTCCATCAGTGGGCGATGCTGGATGCGATCCGCTCGCCGCTGCTGATGGCGAGCGATGCCCACAACGAGCAGACGGCCGAGCTGCTGCAAGGATATCTGGCCATCCATCCGGAGGCATTGGCGCAGGCCATTTGGGTGATGTCGTCCGAGTTTCGCAACTGTCCACAATCCGCGCGCCCCATACAGTGGCACCGCGAAAATTTCATTCGCCGGCTGGACGATACCTTCACGGATCGCGCGCAGTTGAGAGAGGCGTCATTGCTCACGATCGAACATCTGCGCGCGGCGTTTGCTGATGCGCAATCTGGCGAGGCGGTGGCCGGTCAATCATTCGCGTCCCACCTGGCCTATGTGGTCCACAATATCGCGTCCCACTACCACTGGGCGGAGCGGGCAATCATCCACGACCTGCCATTGGCGCGGCTGTGGCAATACCTCCGTCTGATCGACAAGGCGAGCGATCCTGAAAGCGTCGGCAGCAATCCCAGTGAGCGACAGCGCATGGAGATTTTCGAGGATGTGCAACGTCAAGCCCGCGCCGAGCAGCAGAGATTCCGCGAACTCTATTTTCCACCACTCCCACCACTCCCACTGATCCTTAACTGATGGCCAGCGAATCAATACTTGTGCGGATGGGGCTGGACGCGCGGCCGTTTCAGTCCGGGCTTACGAAGTCCAAGGCGGCGGCGATGCAGTTCCAACAGGGGCTGAATTCGCTGGGTATGGGATTGGGCGTTCTGGGTTTTGTGGCGTTGGCGAAATCTGCCGCCGATGCTGCGGCGGAGCTGAAAAGAACGGGGGAAGCTGTCGGGCTCACGGTGGAGGAGGTCCAATCTCTGGGATTTGCGGCAAGCCAGAACGGATCCTCCGTGGAGGAGATGAACAAGGCGCTCGTGAAGCTCTCCGTGAATCTCGGCAAAGCGAACGCGGGAGATGCTGAAGCGATCCTGAAATTCAAAGATTACGGCATTGCGATCCGCGATGCACGAGGCGAACTGCTGTCAACGACTCAGGTGCTCGATCAGATAGCCAACAAGATCCAGGCTGCGGGCGGCGGTGCGAACGCCTCCGCGATCGCGTTTGAATTGCTCGGCCGATCCGGCGTGGGCTTGATCCAGACTCTCGGCGATGGTGCGGATGGATTGGCGGAATTGAAGCGCCTCGCGATCGAGAGCGGGGACGTGATCAGCACGAGCGCGAATGACGCCATTGTCGAGTTGACGGACACATTGAATCGCCATCTCGGCGGCGCGCTATCAATGGTGACGGATAAGGTTGGCAAGGCGTTGCTCGGGCTCAAGCAATTGGGTGCCTTCGTCGGTGCGCTATCCAATGGCATAGGATTGGCCGATCTGGCCGAAGCATGGATGAATCCCATCAAGGCACTCCAAATGTCCGGCCAGATCGCGGAAAACATGGACGCGGCATTTGATGCCGTGGCTGACGCAGGGCGCAACGATGAGGTGCGCGCGGCGATCCAGCAACAGGTTCGCGAGTCGGAAAAACTCGGCCCCATCCTTGCGAAGATTGTCAAAGCCGAGCAGGAACGCGCGGCCGCTTTGGAGACATCCACGCAGCGTATCGCGAGGCTCAAGGATGAAGAGGCAGACCTGCTGGAGATGATAAAAGGCAAGGCTGATTCCGAGATCAAAGGCGATTTGCGCTTATCCAACATCAAGCTCCGACTGCTCGACAAGCAGAATGAAAAGGAGAAGGCGATCGCCGACCAGAAGGCGAGGCAGGCGCAGTTGCAGGAGCGGTCTATACAGTTGCAGCAGCAATTGACAGCGCAGCAGCGTGGGCTGCGTCAGACGAAGGGCGACCGCAGTATGTTTACCCTCGATGAGTTGGCCAATTATCGGCAGGGCGGATTTGGGTCCAAGGATGTGTTGGCGGATGCGGCGAAGGCCCGCCAAGTGATGGAGTTGCAACGGCAGGCGGAATCGGCTCGGTTTGATTTTGGCAACGTGGGGCGCAGCCAGGAGTTGTTTGGACAGGCGGACGCGATCCGGAAAACGATTTCGAATCTCAAAAGCACGGAGCGGCCGTTCGCGAATATGGAGGAGGGGATCAAAGGAATGAAGGAGCAGATTGCGGCGCTCAACGAAAAGGCGGCCGGAGAGGGAATCGTTTTGAAAAAGGTGATCGCGCAATGAGCCTCAACCACGAAAAGGAATCCTACTGATGTCACTGCCATTCATCGACTCCTCCGACGGACTACGAACTCCCACCGAGACGGGTGCGCGCCAATGGTTGCGGCCATTCCCGGACGTGTCGCAAAAGTTTATTTTCCGGCAAAAATATTACCAGCTCGCCAGCGATTATGAGCCCGGTGTGCTCGATAGCGCACACCCGGAAGAGTCGGGCTATTACCTGGTGGAGGAGTCGGGATTGCAGCCGGTGCAGCAGGGCGGGGTGGTGGAATTTTCCCGCACCTACTCACGGATTCCAGAGCCGCGCCGGATGTCGATCGGTTACAGTTGGTATCGGCCGGCGTTCAACTCCGAAAATCCTCCCGGCGTTAAGGTGGATATCAATTCGGCGAGCATCTCCAACTCTCGTCACATGCTCACCCTGGATTCCGTGGTCGGGATGGCGGTGGATGATTTCCTCTTGATCCGCTACAACGAATATATCTACAACGTCGGCACCGTCACGCAGACCGTCCGCCGGACAATCCAGAGCATCGCCGGCAATGTCGTGGGGGTGAAACGCATATTGACGGGCGGAGCGATCACGGGATGGTTGACCGCGCAGGAGGTCAGCCCGAGCCGATCAGCCACGACTGTGAGCATCCCAAGCGAGGTTGAGTATGACTACTTCCTGCCGGGGGTGAGTCCGGGAATTTCGACGCCGGCCGACATCCCGCGCATCGAGGCGTTTGAGGCGGTGAGTGTCGATGGTGGATTTACCAACGCGCTGTCCGAGACGACCGACCCGACCATTGCAGAGTATCTTGCGCAAATCGGCAACTCTACCAGGATCGTCGTGGAGGGCAGTACGCTCCGACGCTGGAACGGGTGGAACATCATCGAGCGCGCGGTGAGGAGCGGGCCGGCGGTATGAATCAGCTGCCGATCGATACGCCGCTGCCACTGGTGGAGCCAGGCCAGCCGGCACCCGCGTTTGAGCCGGTGGTGATGGATCTGCTGGAGCGCAAAGTTAACGCGCTCTGGAATCTGCGCGGTGTCGGAAACGTGAAGATCTTGAAAACCGAGTCAAACGTGACGATCGAATCGGCAACGTGATGGACCTGGGACGCGCGGATGAATGGAACGCACTGGCCCAGCGCGTGAACGCGCTCTGGAATCTGCGCGGTGTCGCATCCGGTGTCAGGGTATCGCTGACGGAATCGGGCGGGACGATCGAGATCGATCCTTCGATCAGTGACGACGGACTGACCGGGCTGGATTCGATCATCAAGGATTTTATCCACGTCGGCAAATTCGATCTGACATACCGCCCCGGAGAGGTGCCGGAGGAATACGCATGGCAGCGGATCCGGAAATGGAATGATCCCGGCGAGGTTTTTATCGTGCCGGATTTCGTGGGTGGAATCGGCAATTGGGATCCGGATGTCACCGGAGATTACGCTTGGCGGGTGCAGCTAAAATCGGAGCTGAATTTCTCGATCGACGCGATAGAGATGTATATCGCCAGCCCGCATGATGATGGGCATCCCGAGTGGGTAACAGGGCAGGCATGGTCAACGCGCGCGACCATCAACGCGACG